CAACAGTTTCTAAAGTGGCCAGAGGAGTTGCTTGAAGTACAATCTCCCCATAAACAATAAAACTGCAGTTTTTTCCGGCCATAAATAGTAGTATGGCAACATTTAGAGGATTTTCAACTGTTGGTAAACGATTTGGTAACTTTGTCCTAGAAGACAAAGAGCTTGCCAAGCGTGATCTATTGAATCACTTTTACACTCGTAAAGGTGAGCGTCTTGGCGAGCCGGAGTTCGGTAGCATACTACCTGAGCTGGTATTTGAGCCACTTGACGATGCAACAGTAGATTTAGTTGAAGAAGATGTAGTTCAAGTTATTAGCACTGATCCACGTTGGACATTTGTAGACTTGAGACTTACAACAGGCGAACATCTTATTGAATGTGAAGTAGAGTTGATTTATAACACTGATGGCACCAGTGACTTACTCTATCTAAAATACACAGCGGATGAAGAGATCTAAAATGGCACAGAGTATTAGACAAAGAAATTTATTTGCTGCTGAAGACTTCAAAGTCGTATACGACAGCTTCAAGCAGGCAAACTTCAAATCATATGACTACGATACTATTCGTGGTGCAATGGTTGATTACATTCAAACTAACTATCCAGAAAACTATAATGACTGGATTCAATCAAGCGAATTTGTAGCACTTGTAGAACTTATGTCTTTCCTAGGACATAACTTAGCGTTCCGAGTTGATCTAGCAAGTCGTGAAAACTTTCTAAGTACAGCAGAGCGCCGTGCCAGCGTTTTGCGTATTGCAGATTTCTTAGGTTATAGTTCAGCCCGCTCAGTGCCAGCTAAGGGCTTGATGAAAATCCAAAGCATCAAAACAAACCAGCCTTTGTTTGATGTTAGTGGTAACACACTTAGAAATGCTGAAGTAAGTTTTGTTGATGATCAAAATCCAAATAGCTATCAAAACTTCCTTCTTATTATGAACGAAGTACTATATAACACAAACAAGTTTGGACGCCCAACTGCTAGTGCTAGCATTGATGGAATTCAAACAGAAACATATGCTGCCAACGTTGCAGCTGATCAAGATATTGTTCACAAGTTCCGTGCTAGTGTAAATGGCACACAGCAAACGTTTGAACTACACAGCACATACATTGATCAAGAAGATAGTATAATACGAGAATCAGTTCCAGAGCCAAACAGCAACTTCCAGTTTGTTTATAAAAATGACAAGCAAGGCATTAGCAGTCCTGACACTGGTTTCTTTGTAGGATTCAAACAAGGTACACTACAGTTTACAGATTATAATGCTGAATCAGCTATTAGTAACCTAGCAGTTGACGTAGGCGCACAGCGTGTAAACAACAGCGATGTTTGGGTACAGAACGTTGACAACGATGGTACAATACTAAAGAACTGGACAAAGGTAGACAGTACATTTGGAACAAGTGCTATCTTCAACAGCATTTCAAACAACAACAGAGACTTGTACAGTGTAACAACACTTGACAATGACAACGTTGCTATCAAGTTTGGCGATGGTATCTATGCAGAAATTCCACGTGGTATTCTACGCATCTGGTACAGAACAGGACTAAACGAATCATACACACTAAACCCTGATGATGTAGCAACTATTTCTTTTAGCTTTGATTATGTAGCCAAAGACGGCAACACATACACTGCAGGATTCAAAGTAGCACTTGAAGAAAGTGTAATGACTGCAAGTTCACGTGAGAGTGTAAAAAGCATCAAAGAGCAAGCAGGCAGAGTTTTTGCAGCACAAGACAGAATGGTCAGTGCTGAAGACTACAGTGTGCTTCCTCTAACAGCAAGTGAAAACATTCGCAAGCTAAAAAGCATCAACAGAACACACAGCGGCCACAGTCGCTTTTATGACATCAATGATCCAACTGCACAATACCAAACAGTGAACATGATCAGCGATGACGGATACATTTACAGTGAAAACACACTGGATAGAGTTGCAGTTGGATTGCCAACTAATCTTAGCGAAACACTGATGTTCAACAAGTACATCAAAGACTTGATCAAGAACCCAGAAGTCATCAACATGTTCTACAAAGAGTACACACCAATTGATGTGTTTTCTACAAACATCAATCAAGTGTACAAGTGGCAACAAGAAACAACAAACAACAACACCAGCACTGGTTTCTTTACACAGGCAAACATTATTCAGCGTGTTGGACAGAGCATGGTTACTAACACAAAGTATATCCAAATTGGCAGCATGATTGAATTTGTTGACAGTGTAGGAAATACTATCTGGGCAAGAGTTACTGACATATACCAAGACGGTTTGGGTGTAGACAATGACGCAGGACAGCCAAGCGGCCGCAATGTAAATGGCAAAGGTGCTATTACACTAAGCAACAGCATTCCAAACAATGTTAGCATCAATAGAATCTTTCCAGCATACAACACTAACTTCAGCGACAAAGAAACCACTGACATTATTTCACAGTTACAAAACCGCAACACATTTGGTTTGAGATTTGATGCTAACACTAGCACTTGGAAAATTATCAAAGGCAGCAATTTGCCAAACAGTAATTTTGATGAGCCTGATAACTTTGATTTAGAAACAGCAGGCAGCACAGAAGACCAAAGCTGGATTATTAGAATCAACTACAGTGCTGATAAATGGACTTTCCTAACAAGACGTTTCCGTATTGTATTTGGCAGCGAAAAGAGTGTACGCTTTTATAATCAAAACAACAAAATCAAATTCAACGAAGAAACCAACAAGCCTGACAGAGATAGCATTGTCGTCTATGGTGTCAACAAAGCTGCTGGTTCAGAGACAACATTCTTAGGAAAAGATCTTACTTTCTATGGTTACAAGTACTACACTGACACAGACGGTTATACAAATGACAGAGTTGTTATTCTTACTATCAGTAATGTCAACAACGACTTGTATCCAGATAATCCAATGTCATTCAAAGAACTAACTGAAATTGACACAGGCAATACAGCACAAGAGATATCATCGCAGATTGGACTTGGAACTGAAACAGAACTTGGTTACACTTACACAGTATATGATTCAAGTGCTGTTCCAAGTGTTGACGGTAGATCAGGACTAAAGTTCCAGTGGAAGCGTATTGCTGATACTAACCAGCGTATTGATCCAAGCTTGAGCAATGTTATTGATATTTTTGTATTGACAAACAACTACGATACACTATATAGAGATTGGTTAGCAAACGACAGAGACGAAAACACTGAGCCACTTGCTCCAACTACTGAAGAACTAAAAACACAGTTTGTAAATATCAGCCACAAGAAAAGCGTTAGCGATAGTATCATTTATCGCAGTGCAAAGTACAAGCCATTGTTTGGCGATACAGCAGACACTGAACTACAAGCAAAATTCCGTGTTGTAAAAGTTAGAGGCACTACACTAACTGACAGTGAAGTACAAAGCCGTGTTGCAGATGCAGTTGAAGAATTCTTTGACATTGACAACTGGGACTTTGGTGAAACATTTTACTTTACTGAATTATCAACGCACATACACAACAAGCTTGCTGGTATCATCAGCAGTGTAGTTGTTGTACCGCTGCAGGAAAACAGTGTATTTGGTAACCTATTCCAAGTTACTCCAGAGAGCCACGAAGTATTCATTCCAGATATTTCAGCAGCAATTATTGAGATTGTTGACAATCTAACTGCCGCAAACCTAAGACTAGCATAAGGATCTATTGATGTCAAAGTATACCGCTAACCCAAAGACACTAAAAAATCATACACAGGCAACAGAAGCTTCTGTTGATATGGATCCTAGAATAAGTGCAGACTTTCTTCCAGGCATTTTCCAAACTGAAGTCAATGATAAGTTTTTCAAAACTACACTTGATCATCTACTGAGTAGCGGCAGTACTGAATCACTTGACACTTATTGGGGTAAACTAGGCGGCGCAAGATATCGTTCAAACATTGACTTGTTCAGTCCTGAGCATAATGCACGCCGTGTAAACTATCAGCTAGCACCAGGCACTAGCATCATTGAAGGGCAGTCAATCACAGACAGTATGAGCTACATCAACATGCTCAACAACTTAGAGCATATTGGCGCTGACACCACCGACCACGACCGTCTAATGACTGAGCCAGGGTATGCACTAAACCTTCCAATTGACAGCGACATGTTTGTAAACTTTACAAATTACTTTTGGTTAGCAACAAACATTCCGGTATGTTCAATCAATGCTACAGCAACAGATCCTATTGACATTGATGATATTGTTAGCTGCATCAAATACACAACTCCAGTTCTTGAAAACGGAAAAACACTTGAACTTGTTAGCGGCATGCGTATTCAGTTCTCAGGCGACAACGTTACCAGCACAAGCGGAGACTACCAAGTCGGCGCAGTGTATTGGGTAGAAGGCATCGGCAGAGACATTAGGCTAGTGCTACAACGATCTACTAACGGAACATTGATGTGGCACCACACACAAACATTTTCATCACAGTACCCAGAGCCATGGGACACCTACTTGTGGGATGAAGTTGATTGGGACGACACATTCTATGTTAGTGAACTCAAAGACTATGTAATTGCAGAGCGCAGCTCGTGTAACTCAAGCAGTTGGGCTAGAAGCAACCAGTGGTATAGTCATTACGCTATTTCAGCAACTTGCGAATTCATTGGACTTGATTTACAACTTTATACTGAAAATAAAAACAGAGGCAAGCGTCCTATCCTTTGTTACACAGATGACCTTGATCTGTTCAACAGCGGCAAAAGACATTATGCTAATATCAATGTTGTTATTGCTAACGTTAGCAACCCAGCTACTATCATTGGGCGTGAATACTACAACAACATTGCAGATGTTGTAACCGAAGACTGGCAAGAAAAAGCATACAAGTTCGGCGACAGAGTGCGCAGAAACATTGCCGGCGACCTTAGATATTACGAGTGCATACTAACACACTATGAAGAAAAAGATCCAGCTGGCGACGAAGCAAGAATTCATTGGGAACAGATTACTGGAACTAGTCTAAAAGAAAACGACAAAGTAGTCTTTATAAATTCAGATAACCCAGCTTACCAAAATAAAATATTCCAAGTGTCTGGTGTTGGTTCTAGTATTGCACTAACTGACGTAACTGGACAGCCAGCTGACTATGACAAGCTTGTGGTAATATCAAGTTCTAATCCAAAATATGCCGGCGCTGAACTTTATTACCTCAACGGTGAATTGGTATATGGACAGCAAAAGACATCACGTGGCGCTGCTCCAAAGTTCCAACTATACGATAAAGATGGACTAGAGC